TGCACATAGAAATACTTGAAAAAAGATGCGCTGAAGCCTTGCTTGGGTACTCTCAAACAATGGCAGATGCTTATACAACCGAACCAGAGGATTCCATTGCGGCTGTAACAGCTTTGCTTGCCAGAACGCTAGAACTCCATCTAAACCGCCCAATCAACCTGGAGAACCTATGACCCAAGAAGCCATCATCAAATGTCTGCAAAATGGATCGCTAACATCCTATGAAATGGAGAACCTGACAGGCATCCAAAGAACTTCCCTTGTGGCTGCTTGCAAGAAACTGGTTCGTAAGAAGCAAGCTACTGCTGAAAAGATCAAGATGGGGCGTTGTTGGATAATGAGATACACCCTTGCTGAACACATGATTGATGATGAAAAACCCGCCAATAATGCGCCTCGTGACTTTCTGACCCCCTTTGACATTCGTAATGCCCAAGGCATCTTTACCAAGGCTGAGTATGCAGTAATGAACTCTCAGGCTAGAAGATTGCTTGGCAGACAGCCATCAAATGAAATTACCAACAATCAATTTATCTAGTATAATTTTTTGAAGCATGGATAGAAAGGGGTAGCTACCCGTTACGAAAAGAGAGCCTCCCCTCCTTCCATTGTTTCTTTTTGTAAGAGGGAGGACAGAGCGAGGAAAATATTATGCTTTTACAGCCAAAAAATTGGGCTATCTTTCAGCACTACAAAGATCGTTGCCCACCTTGGATAAAACTTCATCGTGACCTGTTAAACGACAGGGCTTTCATGCGCTTGCCTATTGCTAGCAAAGCGATAGCACCAATGCTTTGGTTGCTTGCAAGTGAATCAAAAGATGGTGTTTTTGATGGCTCACTAGATGAGCTAGTCTTTCGTTTACACATCACGCCAAAAGAATATCAAGATGGAGTTAAGCCGTTGATTGATAACGACTTTTTCATACTTGTTAGCGGAGTGCTAGCAGAACGCAAGCAAGTTGCTATCCCAGAGACAGAGACAGAGACAGAGACAAAGAAGAAAGCAACTAGCGTTGCACCACCTATCGGTGTTTCTGATTCTGTTTGGCAAGAATTCAAAACTTTGAGGAAAGCCAAAAGAGCGCCTATAACTCAGAGAGCCATTGATGCAATTTCAGGCGAAGCACAAAAGATTGGATGGACACTTGAGAAAGCCTTGGAAGAATGTGTAGTTCGTGGTTGGCAAGCATTCAAAGCAGATTGGGTCGTTAAACCAAACCCCGCAGATATTGTTAGGCTCACAGTTCCATCAAAAAATGAGCCTAACCTTGCTTTGTTAAAAATAGAGGAAGACGCAAAAAAAGCCGCACCTATTCCGCTAGAAGTTTTGGCTAAGATGGCTCAGATAAGGGGCAGAGCATGAAAGTGTTGCCAATAAACAACTTTGAAGTTGAGCCTTGGTTGCTTGAAAAACACTATGCCAAGCGGATGCCACAAATAATGTTTGCGTTTGGGCTTTACAAAGATGACATTTTGGTTGGCGTAGTGACTTATGGGATTCCCGCATCACCACCACTTTGCATGGGAATCTGTGGGAAAGAATACTCAGACAAAGTTTTAGAGCTAAACCGAGTCTGTTTGTTGGACAACCACAAAAACGAAGCATCATTTCTTGTTGCGAACTCAATCAAGTTATTGCCAAAACCAATGATTGTGGTTTCATTTGCTGACACAAGCAAAGGTCATGTTGGTTACGTTTATCAAGCCACCAATTTCCTTTACACGGGTTTATCAGCAAACCGAATTGATTGGACGATCAAAGGTCAAGAGCATAAACACGCTAAAACCATTGGCGATGGCCTAACCTTGGCAGAAATAAAAGAACTTCATGGCGATGACTTTTACTATGTCGAGCGATCTAGGAAACATCGTTACATCATTTTTCATGGGTCAAAGACTGACAAGAAAGTCATGCGATCTAAGCTGAAATACGAAGTTATGCCGTATCCCAAAGGAGACTCTCAAAGATACGACTCTGGAACAACTGTAAAAACACAACAACTTTTATTTGTATGAATTACTTTCAAGCCATGAGACTGTTAGACAAAGTAAAGGAAGGCGTACCATATCCCGTACGTCTCATTACTGAAGCGTTAATCCTAACTGGCGACTTGGATGAGTAGGGTATATACCAATGGTATACAGCAGAAAAAACATATCCAATGCGGGTGACAGAGTAATCCTAGAGCAAGCCGAGGCAAGAGAGCTATATCGAAGTTGGGAGTGGGGAAAAAATCGTGACCTCATCAGGGCGAGACTTGAGAGAGCAGAGCGAATTTATGGAACTGGCGCACGAGATCGAATCAGAGAATATATGAACAGAATTAAAGATGGGACACTGATATGACTTTCATGGTGACTTTTAAGTTGGATGCTGATCCTGTTGGCAAACAAAGAGCAAGATACGCTAGGCGGGGAAACTTTGTTCAGACTTACACCCCTGACAAAACAAGAGGATACGAGGCTTTAATTAAAGAAGCGGCAATGGAAGCAATGGGAAGTTCTGAGCCACTTGAAACCCCTGTAAATCTGTATCTCTACATTCGAGCGCCAATCCCAAAGTCTTACTCTAAAAAGAAAGTAGCAGACTGTTTAAACGGCCTTGAGAAACCAATTAAGAAGCCTGACGCATCGAATGTTCTGAAGAGCGTAGAAGATGCCATGAATGGAGTTGTTTACATAGATGACACTCAGATCGTAAACATCCATGTAACGAAAGTTTACTCAAGTCAATCAGGAATAGATGTGTGCGTAAAAGAATGCTTAGACTAAGGGTTTATCCCTATGGTATTACGCAATCAATTAAGTAAGATTTAATTTTTAACAGGAGTTACATCATGGAATCAACTTGGGAATTTGACACCACCACAGGTGCGGGTAGCGAAATCGTTACAGTAGTTTACGAGTATTCATCAGACGATGATGGGACTTTCAATGAGTCAATCAAAGAGGTTTGGTTTGAAAGTAAAAACGTCATAGGGCTATTTTCTGACGAGCAATTCAAAGAGATGGAGTGTGAGGCGGCAATGCGGTTTCAGCACCATAAACTCAACTACAAGACTGAGGATGTATGACTATCAGTTTTGAACAACGTAAAAAAGAATTTTGGGATTGGCACAAAGCAAACCCGAAGGTTTGGGACTACTTTGAGAGGTTTTCTTTTGAGGTAGTCAAAACAGGTAGAAAGAAGGTAAGCCATTGGTTGATTATTAACAGAATCAGATGGGAGGTTTACCTTGAGACTACTGGCGAAGAATTTAAAATCAGCAATGACTATATTGCCTTTTATGCAAGACTTTGGAAAGCAAGACACCCAGAGCATAAAGACTTGTTTAACATTAAGAAAATGATAGGCGAGCCAACAGAGGGTGATAAGTGAGCAATGTTTGGCGACTAATTATTATTTCACTGGCGGCTTTTTGGTCAGGTGTAATTTATTTAATGAGGTTTTTGTATGACTGATTGGACTAAAGAAGAGGACGAAGCATTTAATGCCGTTGAACAACAAAGCAACCTTGGCAAGCAGATTTTAAAAGCCCAAGGCCAACCCTATCATTGGGAAATAGACGCTATTCAAGCCGCTATCCGCATGGAGCGTGAGGCGTGTGCAAGGGTGTGTGAAACTTTTGACCAACGAGAAGCATTTAATGATGAAGATATGGCCGTTGCTGATGCTTGCGCTGAAGCCATCCGAGCAAGGGGACAAGAATGAACGAACCCACCAAGGCAATCCAATTCTTGATTGACACTGCGCCACTGTATGCCAAAGCGAAGGCCGACAGAATGTATTTAGAAGAATTCAGGAAATCACGCAAAGCCCAACTTATGAGTCAAGCGGGAACAGAGGTTTTAGGCAAACAAGAGGTTTACGCTTATGCACACGCTGATTATGGGATGATCTTGAGAGGAATCAGGGAAGCCGTTGAAACCGAGGAGAAGTATCGTTGGCTTATGACTGCGGCACAAGCAAGAATTGAGGTGTGGCGAACAGAGCAATACTCTGCCCGAATGGAACTAAAAGCTACCCAATGAACAACAAGCTGAACGCAAAGGAGAGGCTACACCTTGCAAGGGTTAAGTCTTTGCCGTGTTCAGTCTGTGAAGCACCACCACCAAGCGAAGCCCACCATTACAAACAAGGGCTTCAATACACTTGCATCGCTTTATGTGTAGATTGCCACCGAAACCCTGTAATGGGATGGCATGGGCAACGTAGGGCTTGGGCTATCAGTAAAATGCTAGAAATTGACGCCCTGAATGAGACCATTCGCAGATTGTGCGAAGAAATGCCCACCAAAGGCTCTAAAAGCCCTTTCTAGGCGCTTTTAAGGGCTTGCCCATCCCAACCTACGCAAAACAATAAAAAACCCTCCTAAGAGGGTCTGAGGGTTTAGCGTTTCCCGCCAAGTATTCGCAGAATTAGGGCGATGCAAGCATACAACATCGTTTAAACGCTATGCACAACAACTGCGGCAATAATTCCAAAGTCATTAAGTTGTTTGTGTGCGTGTTCCATCATCCAATTATCAGGAAAATCGACAAAACCATAATGTTCTGATATTCCAGTAAATTCGCCATTATATTTTTTTACTACTTTTTTTATAAAAGGTCTGCAAGTTGAATTGTCATATTCATTTTCGATTGCAAGTGTAAATTTTTCTTTAGTCATATTGATCCTTAATTTTGTTCAGTTTCGGAAGTTTTAAACATTAACTCAACGTCTATATATCGACAGAGAATTGCGTGGATTTCATCCTGTTGCTGACCGCAGAAAAACAATCCCGCAGTGTCGCCAGTAGTCACGCCTAAAACGTCTTGAATGTGTCGGCAAGCCTCATGCAAAGCATTTTCTGCAAGCTCTTGTATTTCTTGTTTGTTCATTTATTTGCCTCCCAAATTTTGTAACCATTGGGCATTTTGACAATGCCATGTTGATGTTTAAAACGCTTGATTGCGTCTTTTTTGTCATATCCGTGCTGAGTCCATCCACGATGAATCCATGATGGGATAAAAAAAATATAATGTTTCATGCTTTTACCTCAAGTTGTTTAAACGCTCTGCACTTTGCATAATCTGACAAATGAAACTCGTGCAATATTTGGTCGGGGCTTTTCTCTGACCAATAATAAAACCCTCGTTTAGCTCGTTTCTTGTGCGTAAATTGCAAATGGTCGAGATCACAGATTCGCTCGTCAAATGATCGGGCTTTGAACCCGCTTGGAGGGTTTCTCATGCTTCCACCTTTTTCATTGCTTGTCTGTTCTTTTTAATTTCTTGAAGTATGAATTCAGCCCAATTTAAGGCTTCATCCTCGTTTAGTGTCCATATTGGGTCGATGCGTAGATTGCTTGCGGTTTCTTCTGCCGCCTCCCAATCTCCGTGATCGCCCAAGTTATATAAGAGTTCGTCTGGGTTTAGTGCAAAGTAAATCATGCTGACACCTTGTCATAAATAGCCCATTGAGCCGTGTCGTATCCGTCTAAGTCAGGGATTGCGTTGGAGATGATCGCCTCGATAAACTTAGAAGCCAGAGAGTCCTCAAATTCTGGATGCTCGCAAGACTGATAGCGCAAGCACTGAGCCGCTTTAATCGCTTGAATAGCCGTGAGAATGGGTGCGCCTCGGTCGTAATCTATTTGTGTGGTTTCGCTCTCGCCATAGCGATAGTTAACGCTTTTCACGTTTTCTTCAAAAAGTATCTGCGCCACGGCTTGCTCATTGCCGAAAGCATTTAAACGCATTACTGTTGCGCCATAAGAAACGCCCACCTTATGCCTTGAGGCATACCGAACCAGAGCGTTGATGTGTGAATCGGAAACAATAAAAGCTGACATTTTGAACACCTATTAAATGATGCGACATTGCACCGAATAGACCCAACCCGTGAGCCTACCCGTTGGAATTTCACTTTACCAATATATCGAAATAAGCCAACAGACCCACACAGAGGGCAAGCCCCAACCCGATACAAGTCAACAAGTCGAGCAAAGTTTCTTTGAAATTAGACATAGTGTTTAAACGCTTTCTTTAATGGTTGTTTTGTTTTTGTTTGCAATAGAGTTAGCCCAAGCCAGTTCAAAGATTTCAGGGAATGCCTCAAACAGTCTCACAGAATTGTCCTTGTCGGCTCTTAACATTGCATCACCCAAGCACGAAGCAAAGCCACCAAATGAGCCTTTTGAAAGGTCATTGCCTGAATATACGAATTTATCGCCTAATGAATAATCGGGTTTCATAATTGACCCTTTAAAGACAACATAGTTTTGTCATGGCGAATCATGCCGTAACCGATCCAAATCTTGTAAAGGGTATGAGGGGAAAAGCCCTCAGTCCACAGAACATAATGGAAGCCAAAGATTTTCAAGTTGTCTCTAATGTCGAAAATATGGGAGTTCATAATTCACGCCTTTCAAATAATGCAACAGTGCATCCAAAGCCACTCTGTCACAGTGGCTCAACATAAACTGTTTAAACGCTCTCACAAAGCCATTGCTTGCGTTGCTCTGTGAGCTTGTCGAAAACCTCTTGTCGAGTGCCTTTGTAGCCCTCTTGATTCAATATTGCATAGGCGCTCTTGCCCCTCTTTTTCATACCCATCATTTCGAGCTTGAGGGCTTGACGCAAAGTCAAGAGGCGCATTTGTTCAATGTGTTCTGGGTTAGTGATTACTGACATAATTGAAGCCTTTTAAAAGTAAGCCCCGAAGGGCTTGGGTTAATTACAATTTCATCCCGTCAATTTCAGCTTGAAGCAACAATTCGTCAAATGTTGCCTCTATTGCTTCCACTCTAGAATTATTTGCTTTGAGATCATGGGGTGACAAAATGTTATCGTCAATCCACACCCATTTGTCGGTAGTGTTGAACCATGTGTATGCTTGTTCAAGGGTCAATGACTTGAGGATGTTATTCATTATTGCGAGATACATAATTTAAGCCTTTCAAAGTAGTGCAACAGCGCACAGAAAAGCCCTTTCGAGCTTCCCTCTAAGCTGTTTAAACGCTTTGCATTTCTCCGTGATCTGGGCAATGAGGCGCACCCATGTCATTGAGCCACTTACCCGCCACTCGCACTGTGTAACCACAATCACGGCAAACACATTTCAACATTCTGGTTGATTGCTTTTTCTGGGCATTTGAGGGGATAAAAAAAATATAATGTTTCATGCTTTTACCTCAAGTTGTTTAAACGCTCTGCACTTTGCATAATCTGACAAATGAAACTCGTGCAATATTTGGTCGGGGCTTTTCTCTGACCAATA